CCATATTTCTGTAAAGACCAACTACTTTACCATTTTTATCATATGCAGCAACTTTTTCATCAAGTTCAACTTCTTCTTTCATTGCCTTTGAAACGGCTTTACGACGCTTGTGGAGATACTCGTCAGAGGAATCAACATCACCATCGTTGTCAATGTCTTTGTCTTTGCGGTCAGAATGCTTGCCTTTGAGAGCCTTCTGATCTACAGGATCGAGTGACTCATTCTTACCTTTACCAATCTCAATCGTTGGTCTTTCTCTACGCATCACCATATGACCATCAGGTAACTTTAACTTAACCATTTTAACGTCTGATTTGCGCTGAATGTCTTCTTGAGTTTCTGTTGGTTGTCCGGACAGGATACTACGAACAGCATCTACAAGCGCATCTGGTTTACGGAAATAGTTTGTCATTTATCTATCCTCTGATAAGTTTTATTTCTATTATTTATAATATCTATTTGCTACATTTGTCGCAGCGGCATTGCTTACAGACTTCAATCTTTCCTTCAATGCCGTGATTATACGGTTCTCTACGGTAATCTTTCCAAAGAGATTCACCACAATGCGATTCATGCCCACAGTTCTTACAACTCATTTTACAACTCCGCTTTCTAACAATCTCTTACGATTAATCATATGTGCTTCTTGAATCTCATCTTTATTCTGACCAAGATATGCAACAGCATGACCTTCACCAATAAGAACATCAGCACATTTGCGCCACGAATCTGTAGTTGCATCATAGACGTTAAAATCACCAAGGATACGACCAAACTTACCCTTCATATCTTCACCGTTTTTATTAACTTGTGTAGCAAGAACAGCAGACTTACCTAAGAGTTCTTGAAGTCTTTTCTTTGCAGCAAGACCAAACTTCTTCTCTTCTTTGTCACGAGTACGAGATTCTGGTGTATCAATACCCATGATACGAACACGCTCGTCTTTAATCCACACACCAAAGCCAAGGTCAATATCTACATCAACTGTATCACCATCAATTACTTTTATTATGTTTACTTTATATTCGTACATTAGTTATCAACCTTTGCACTGCCACGCCATTGATAACAAGACCAATAACGAGCTTTCCATTTTGGACCTGGATCACTACAGTTATGACGAGCACGGAAAGATTTACGACGAGCAGGATCATCACGTTTGATTTCCATATTTGGATCACCAAAACCAAGTTTGATAATATTGCCCTTTTCATTTTTCACATAAACATGAAACTTTTTCTTTCCATCACTAGAACGAACTGGATCATTAAGTGTTACTTTTTTGCCTTGATACTCAGCTTCTTGTAGTTCTGATTCTAAAAGATTTTCTTCAGAACACCAACAACCCCAATCTTCTTCTTCACAAGTTTGACCTGGAGTATCGTCTTGATATTTCTTCTTCAGTTTAGTAGTGCCTTCTTCACCAGCACCACCAGCTTCAGTGACTGATGGATGATATGCAAAGCCTCCATGAACTTTATGCTCTTCAAATTCATTAGCAAACATTGTATCAGAAATACCAGCAGTAAATCCTTCAGTTAGTGATTCAGAAACTGTATTAGCAGTTGGACATTGACCACAGCATTCAGGTGTACCACAGTCTTTATGCTCGTCTTCTAAAAAACTTTCAAACGCTTCGTTGATTCCTCTTTTTTTCTTCTCTTGTTCAATCCATTTCTTTGCTTTTGGATTCATAATTGTTTTCTTTGCAAACTTGCCCATCATTTTATAAGCAGATTGAATTTCGCTTTTAAAATTAGAATCAATGGAGTTATCAACAATCTGAAAATTTTGACCGAAGAATCGTTGGAACTTACCCATATTCTTTTGTACGTCTTTCCACATTTTTTCTACTTGATCGTCAGGCAGTGTTCTTTCTCTTTGACGATTTCTTTCAAGAGCAGTTTCCATGTCTGTGTTGACAAAAATCATTCCAACATCATAACCAATATCTTTAAGAATTTGCGCTTGCTTTTGAATCTTATCGTAGTCACGCCCTGTGCCGTCAACAACAACACCAAGTCTACCCTTGAGAACAGTTTCTTGTCTCTTTGCAGTAAGTGTCTTTGCACCGCCACGAATCTCTTGACCTTGTACAGAGAATATATCTTCTGGTGTTGTAGAAAGACCAGCCTTCTTCAATGCTCGTTCAAATGCGACATCGGAGTTAATAACGACAAATCCCATTGAAGCAAGACCTGTTTTTTTCACTACGAATGATTTACCAGAACCTGGTCCACCAGCAAGGAATACTGCTTTGAAAATAGCAGGGTCATTAATACCTTCTTCAAGGTACGATTCAAATGCTTCATCAACAGACTCGGTTGCACGATTTTTATTCTGTGCTTTTTGTAATCTTGCACGGTCAAGCATTGCATCGTGTTTCACTTTGTCTGCTTCTTTCTCACGTTTAATTTTTTCTCTTGCAGCAGCCACAGCGTTTTCATATTGTATTGTTTTGTCAGGAGTCTTGAAATCTTTCTTACGCATAATCGTCTTGTTGACAACTTCAAACTCACCATCTTTGTAGTTAATTACTACAGGTAGATTGAGACTTGTAGTAAGGTCTTTTAATACAACTTGCGTATCTGGGTTTGACTTAATATCTTTACCCTTGTTCTTTTGTATTTTCTTAAAGAACTTCTGAAGTTCAGCAACTTTGATTTCAGGATTATTACGTGGATCATTGAGTCTATCTACAAAATGTCTTGTGAACTCAACATCGATATCATACTTTGCGAGAATACGATCAGCGAACTTTTCAAGTTGGTCAATCTGTGACTGATTAACTTTTTCGTTGACTTCTTTCTTTTTCTCGTTATCTTTAAAAATAGGTTTCTTACCGACCGCAGCACGAGTCTTATCAAAGTCTTTTAAACGCTGAAGAGGAGACTTTCTTGCTTCTTCAACTTCTTCTTTCTGACCCTTTGCTTGTTTCCATAAATCAGCATCAGCGGTTGTACGAGTTTTACCGCCAGTAAGGAATGAGTTCACACGAGCATATGCCCACTGTTGCGGTGTTGTACCTGGACGATGACCAGATTTCCATGCAGCCATTCCACGGTCATAAACTTTTTTGAGAATGCCATAAGAAATGCCAGACTTCTCTGCTTTATTCTTTAATCCATCAAGTGCTTTCTCTTCAATGTATTCTTCTGTGATAAATGCTTCAAACGCAGCATTCATATCTTCACCATACATTGCTTTATATTTTTGTGTATGCTTTGATGGCTTCGTTTCAGCACGAGCATCACCAGGGGCTGGCTTATATGCGCTTTTCTGGTCGTCTGGTTTATCAGCCATTTTCTTAAAGTGTGTATCACGCTTTGCTTTGGTTGACTTCTTGAGTCCAGCATGATATTTGGCTGGTTGAGTCCCTTCACGGTCTTTAATGTCTGGGTCTTGTGCTTCTTTTACTTCTTTATCATCAGCCTGACTCATACGACGAAGACGATCCTTCATCTTATTGAACATTGTTGGATCTTGCTGAGTAGCATCAAGCAAACGATTGAGTAACTTGAGAATGAATGGGCGTAACTTAGGATTCTGTAAACTCTTACTGCCGCCCTTGAGAGCACGAATAACAAGTTGTCTTTCAATGTCATTCGTAAATGCTTGCCGAAGCATATAGAGAAGTCTTGTATTCATCTGATCGTCATCTTCGAAGATGATTTCTTCTGGTACGCAATCCGGTACCATTTTATCGCCCTTCTTCTTCATGCCAACTTGTTTATACCCATCCCAACATGCTTCATTAAGATATGCTTCAAACGATTCGTTAGCAGTACCGACATTTTTTTTACCACTACGAACAGCTTTTAATCTTTCAATTTCAGCCTTACGAATCTTTGGCATCATACGCTTACTAATCTTACCAACCATCGCCATCTTCTTCTGGATAATACGGTCAACAGAAATTTTAGCGCCAGGAGAGAGTGACGCATAGTTAGCACCTTGTTTACCAGCAAAACGTTTACGAAGCAACTTGATAGCTGCTTTTCTTGCTCTCTTTTCAAGCCGTGGTTGATCAGCCATACGCTTCTTTTGAATCTCACGTTTGCGCTGGATTCTTGGCTGGAGACGTTTCATACGTCGACCAATAGCAATTCTTTGAGAGACGGTCAATGGCTTGCGTTCAGTAAGTTCCATTTCTTCAAGGAACATTTCAAACTCTTCGTCAAGCTCGCTTTCTTCATCGAGGCTTTCGAGGTCAATCATTTCTACAAAAGCATCAAGTTCTTGGTCACTAATGTCGAAGTCTGAATCATCAACTTCAATCTCTTCATTAACTCCCATTACAGAACGAATCTTATCATACATTGCTTTCTTGTCCTTCTCTGACATTCTGCTCGGCGTTCCTGTCTTGAAACTATCATAGTCGCCAGCTTGAGCTGCTGCTCTCATCTTAGAAGCAGACATACCCGATACACCTTCCGCATCGGGGTCACGCTCACCAGCAGAAATCACTTCGAGTTTATCGAAGGTGTAATCTTTACCGTTGTATTTTGATGTGAATGTTTTGAATTCTGAAACACGATCAGAACCGACAATAACGGTCACTTCGTTGTGACCCATCTTTTCAACTTCTTGAAGAACCTGAATGATTGTCTTAGCGTTCGACTTTGTTACAACAGAACCAAATGCTTTACGAGCAAAGTTGTATTTCGTGTTGTAATCAAGAGGATTCTTTTTAGCGTCTTGTGTATGCGAAATATAAACGTGTGGCATTGCACCACGTTTCTTCGCTTCAGATTTGACTTTATTTACGAGTTTCTCATGACCAATAGTAACTGGGTTGAGACGACCCCACGTGATGACTGCTTTTGACATACAGTTTTCTCCTCAGGTTTTGCGTACACTAACTGGGAGTAGTTAGTTTTGTTTATTTTTTTATAAAAAAATTATTCACTTACACCGCTGTGATGATCCGATGTAATTTTTGTAGAATTATATCCTGTTGAACCCTTGGTGTATCTACGAGTTCCATAACTTCCTGGTTCAAAATGAGTATAGCCTCTTTTCTTCATATGGTATGCATCATACTTGTGTTGTACAGAGACATCCCCATCATAATCTTTACCGTCTTTTTTTGCATGGTCTCTTGCATCGTGATCCATACCAGATACTTTACGATTTAAGGTAGTTATTAACTGACCTGCCTGAAGGATATTGACACGAGAAATTTGCCCGAGCATTTTTGACACATCCATGAAATCGGCTTTATCAACACCGCCATTTTTTATAGCGTATGATTTAAGAGCCTTTTCTCCAGCAGCGAATGCTTTCTTGTCAATACCTTCTTTTAAAAACATAATTATCTCTTTTTCTTAATTATTCTAGATTGAACATATTTACTTTGGTCATTTGCATAATTGCCAATATGATGAGCCATGTGTACATCATGGTTAGTTGCACCAACATAATGTGCATTGTCATGGTGCTTAGCTGCCTCATTGTGTGCTTGAGCGGCGCTATAATGAGCTATTTTAGATTTTTCAGAAGTAGCTCTAGCAGCCATTCTTTGATGGTGAGCCGCTGCATCTTCGTGGGCCTGTGATGCACGGTGATGATCCATTGCTTGCTTATCAGAAAGATTAGCTGGTTTATCTGCATGCTCGCCAGCGCCATAAGGAGCGTGCTTATAATGCTCATCGCCTGCAAAGTTCTTTGAATGTGCAGGTTGGTCAACAATATTTTCATTTAAAACAGCGCTCGTGGCGGAGTATTCCTCTGATTCAAGTACATCATCTCTTTTTTCGTTGAGTTCTCTCCAACCTTTTGGTGTTAGAATACGTGACATTGTTTATTTCCTTCTGAACATAGCAACTAACTGATATGGATTATTTATAATTTTTAAATCTTTTATTTTTTGTAAAACATATATCCTCTAATATATTTTACTGGGACAACTTTGGGAAATCTAATTTCAGTAAGAGCATAATATTCAGTATCTGACATGCCTTTAGCTTTAGCAGATTCATAATTTTTTTTATCTGTTAATCTACCGCTTGTTGATTGCATGGCGCCTCGTTCAGGCGCCATTTTTGATAATACTTCTTTTTTAGGAATCTCTATAACGAAAGTAATTCTATCTCCGTGGGGTACATTAACGGCCTTTTGTCCCGCACCTCTAAATCCAGTCTCACCTCCTGAACCGGACATAGCAGCATAACCATGACCAGTCGAAGGTTCAAGAGCAAGTGAAACCCATCCAGCAGTTGAACCTTCTGTAGGCGCTACAATACCATTTTTCTCAATAAATTCTAAATTACGTTTATGTGTACCATGAAAAAATTGAATCTTATCCTTATCAAGCCACCAACCCTTCTTCCAGGTCGAGGGATTAGATTTGAGTTTAACTCTTTGTAATTTTTCTGTAAGATATTCATTAAATGTTTTCATTTCTGCCAGCCTTTTAAAATTTCTGGACTGAAGTTGGCCTTACTAAACTCAAGACGGTCTACAAGTTTAACTGCACCACCTTTAAGTTTTGAAATCGCTACGAAGCCTTCTTGGCGAGTAACTTGGAATCCTTTTGCTGTTCTCAGTAGAGTATCTACTTCTTGAGTCTTATCAAACTGAGCGATAACCATACCCTTTAACTCAACAAGAATCTTCATCAGACTGAACATAGCAACTAACTGATCTTTATTCATTACAACCTTATTGACCAAAGCATCTCGGCGTTCTTTCCACTGTGCTTTTGCTTTATCTGTCTTCTTCTTATCAATTTCTTTCTGAAACCAATCGTTGAGATACATTACAAGACCAGTTGCCATCTTATTGCTATCTGGGAAGTTTTTACCACCACGAACATATGTATTGATAAACGTCAATGTCTTCTGACGCAACTCATCGTCGCCTGTGATTGTTCGGAAAGCATCACCATTAACTTTATTAAACAACTTACCAGCGCCTGATAGCATTGTATCAAACTGGTCAGATTCTTTCTTACTGAATGTTGCTTTACCAGAGATATCACGATATGTAGCATCGTCCATCCAGATAGTTGATGATTGTTTTAATTTAGAAACAATACCCTTACCAAACGAAGCAGACATATTCTGAATCGTGCTACCTGTATATGTTGTATGCCAAACAACACCAATCTTTGCTTTCGCAATCTGCTTACCAAGAGGTGTGTTTACAGGAACAGCATAGACAATCGTGTTGGGCTGGAATGTATAATACTTCTGCCCCTCAATCGTTTCTACTTTCACGTCGCCTTTCGTAAACATCATGTCGCCTTGATAGACACCAGAGCGAATGCCAAGTTTGGAAAACTCAGCAAGAGCGATTGTAAACTTCTTTGCAAGTTCACCAGATAACTCTGCTTTGATATCAGCGTTCGTCTTGTACATCTTAGGAGTCTTGGCAAACAAACCTTTCTTAGCGACAAAGAACTTACCGTCTGCAGGATCAACACCAGCGAAGATAGCAGGAGCACCATCCCACTTAACTGTAATGTCAACGGCAGAGGTAGCATTACCCTTCAGCATATCACGGAGATCACGAAGGAAGTTAATCGCCTGACGTGTACCATCGACACCACCAAGGAACATCAGCTCCTCGATGTGAGTCATGTGCGTATTCTTTTCTTCGACGATGAATGATTTGAGGTTGAGCATTATTTTAAAAACCAATCCAATTCTAATTTATCACCATCAATACTTACATTTTTCTTTCCTACAATTGGTGCAATATTAAAGGGTGATTTTGAAGCAGCTTTAATTGAAAAACTCATTTCAAAGGTAAACTGATATGAACCACCACCTTTTGCTTGTACTCTTGCTCTATATGATGCATTTGCAGAAGTCCCAAATCTAGGGACGCCGGAAAGTTTTAAAGGATTTTTGTTGCCCAGTAAATAAAAACCGTGTGTTCCTATATTTACATAATAAGTTTTCTTTTTATTATAATATTCTTCAATTTTTTCAGCTGAAATATTGCCTTTAATTTCTGGAAATCTTGAAAGTTCCTTTGAATAAATTGCCCTTTTATCAAGACCTTCAATTTCTTTTTTTAATTTTGAGTTTGTAGTAAATTTATATGGTTCATTTTTCCATATAGATTTAATCTGATTTAAAACACCAACTTCTTTTGCTAGATTTATCACAAATAATTTTTCATCGTTCTTTTCATTATCTGTACCAATAGACCAGTTTCCTTTATTGTATTTCATTACTAATGAACCCGCAGATGCGGCTGTTATTTTTAATTCACAACCCGCTTTCACGTTATTTTTTTGTAGCATAAGATCCGGTATATCCGAACCAGCACCCGCAGGAGTAAATTCTTTTGGTACTATATTAAACTTTTTTAATACATTTGCAGCATTTTTTTCGTATGCAAATCCCTGTTGGGCTGTGACTGCTTCTCTTATAAAAGTTCTACGGGTACCTTCATTTAAAACTTGATCTACAGTTTTTGCTACCATATCTTCTTCCAAATATGCTTTAAATGTTTTCATAAGATTATCCCAACCAAGTATGATTTACATATATTTATAATCTTCTCCATCTAACGTGTAAACCACTTTTTGAATATCAAATGTAGCAATAGCACGAGCACAACCAGGGCATGGTTTTGCCAGACCATACATCCACTTCTTCGTATCAATATGCATCTTTGCGCGAGCGACATACAACGTAGAGCGAGCCACGTCATCCTGACTGACTCGCTTCAGTGCATTCTTAATAGCATCAGTCTCAGCATGAAGATATATCGCATCCTCGTTCTTCGCAAACTCTGCTTGAAACGGATGCGACTTCATCTGACTGAAACCAAATCCAATAATATTATTTTTTAAAACAAGACAAGCCGCAAGTCTCGAGGACTTGATCGGCTCTATGTCTTGCGCTAGGCGAAACAGATTATTAATGATACGACGGTCGCGATCGGTATTCATAACCAAGGTACCAGTCCCAGAAATGCTCTATGATCTCTTGCTCAGTCTTAGGAGCAAAGGTATTGTCACCCCACCATAGTAAGGCACGTTCACGGATTTCTTCTTCAAACTCGGTCATTTTTCTATCCTTCTATCTCTGGCAATCATTTGATTGGTGTATACGAAACGACCTTCAGTGACATACTGTTTTGCATACTTGTCTTGTAACTTGTATGCTTCAGTCTCCCAAGGGTGTTTTGCGTAAGCTAGACTTTTGGAAATTTTCTTGCCTTTCCATACCTGATAGTGATGCTTGCCACCACGAGTGATGCCAACTTCCTTCAACTCACCACGAGCCATCTGGCGAACGTGAATCATTTCATGGCATATCGTGATAAGCATCTCAGGATATGTTTGCTCAGCGCGAACTTCAATCGTGAACTCTCGTCCACAAACTCCTTCGTCTTCCCAGATGCACCAGCCATCAGCATCGAGATTACGTATGATGTTGATATTCACATCAACAACTCGAGCTAGACGAGGACCAAGTACAGAAACAGAAGCCCAATCAGCAACTTGCTTGATGAACTTCTTCTGGGTTTTGTGGCCACCCTTGACAGTGATCATAGGACCACCATCAGGAAATAACCAAACGCAAAGAACGAAACAAACGAAAGAAACTCAATTACGCGAATCATTCTGATGTTCTCCTTTTCATCATCATATATAAACATCATAAGTTATATTGACAAAAAAGTAAACAAAAAAGATTTGTTTTAAATCAATAGCTTACCACCAACCTATTGAAATCCTTCAATATTTTTTTTTCAAAAAAGTTTTGTTTGTTTTCAATAGGTTACATTTCCCATGGCGGTCGGCTGTCTATAGCAACTCCAAATTTGCTGTCTCGAAGGAAGAAATCCGGAATCTCGCCCTCAAACCCTCTATTCAAAAGATAGTTGGTGACATAAAGCCTAGCAGTGTCTTCGCTTTTGGTGTTGCATACGTACCTTTTTCTCTCTTTGTCATATACGCGAAAGGTCTTACCCGATTTACGAATCTCATACATATTTTGCTGCCTCCAAGTAGTCTCTATAATATTCAGCGGACCAACCATCCGAATATCGTATTTCCATCTCACAATGCGCTAGATATTCTTTTCTAGATTGTTCATCCATTGATTCTAAGAACCGAATAATATGTCGAAGTTTTTCCGACCTGCTGTTTTCGTCATCCATTTCATGTTTTCCTCTTCATCATATCTTTGACCAAAGTCAGATTTATCCATTACTGGGCGGTCGTCTACAATATCCTTCTGTGCAGAGTTATCGACGTTGAATAAACGCATTCTAGCTCTATCAACACCAACGACAAACCTTTTGTTGGCTGTAGGATCATTATATCTATTTTTCAACTGTTTTACCATTATCTGACCAAGCTGTTCAAGTTCATCGCTTGAAATTAAAGCGCACATAAAGTCAACAGTTGCAGGTAACGCAAACGACTCAGAAGTATCTTCAAGACCAGGATCACTGTTAGTGAAACCAGATCTTGTTGTCTGTGTTGCGCTGACGATAGGAATGTTTCGTTCAACAGCCAATCCTCTGAGTTCTTCGGCAATGGATTTGACATATGTATAGCTGTTTACGTTTGCACCATACTTCAATCTCGTTGATGTACATATATTCAGATAATCAACATACAGAATGTTTGGAACAAAATTCTTTTTTTGTTTCAGATCATTGAGTAGGTGACGAAAATGACCTGAGCCAACTGTAGCAGTAGGATACTCTTTAATAATTAGCTTACCAGAGGTTTTCAATCTCAAACGATTGATTTTATCATCATAAATCTTCTTGGGGAATCCTTCAATTTCTTCAAGAGGGATATTCAGTAGATTTGAATCGATACGCTCGGCAATACGTTCCTCTGCCATTTCAAGTGTCACATACAACACATTTTTACCAGATAGAAGATTAGCCGCTGCCATGTGACACATAGCAAGAGTCTTACCAACACCAGTTCCTGCCAAGAACACATTGAGTGTTTTGTTTGGCAGACCACCTTTTGTTATCTTATTAAAATAATCTAAGTCGAAAGGAATCCTGTCTTCCTTACGATTATAGAATTCATATCGCTCATCAGCATTTTCTAAAAAGTCATGACCAATATGATTATCAAACGAGACGCCTAGAGCATCAGATAGAATTGTTGGTATAGACCCTTTGTTATCTTTGGAGTTGCCATCAATAATTGATATGCTCTCCATAATAGCATTATACACTGCCTTCTCTTGGCAGAAGGTTTCTGTATTATCAACAATCCATTGTAGATCTTTTTTGTCGTATGAGATGTTGTTTAGATATTCAACAACATTATTATAAACTTGTTCTGGAATTGAAGATTGCTTGTCAATTTCAATCTGCAATGTTTCTTTTGTAGGGAGATTATTGTACTTTTGAATAAAGTTTTCAATAGAAACAAACAGAACCTTCTCCGTTTGATCTTGGAAATATTCCTTCTTTAGAAAAGGCAATACTTTTCTTGTATAAGGTTCATCATAAATTAGACTCGCCAGTATTGTTTGTTCTATCCTCACTCTCCATCGCCTCCGTTATGATTTCAACTAAAATATCGCCAATCAATTGTTCAAACTCTTTATGATCTTCTTCAGTCAAAGATTCTACGTTTATATCTTCAGGTGAAGAAACAATATCATAATCAAATTTTAATACTGCTCCCCCATCATCATCCCCTTCTTCAATGACGCTTACAGTATTGTAATTATAAATTATACCATTAAACTTGTCATGAGTCAATCTAATTCTAGCTAACTCTTCACCTTTATACTCATCCCAGAGTACTTCATACTTCTTCAAGTTCATCTTCAGCCTCTTCATAATCAGAATATTCGCCTGATTGACCATACTTAAACTCTCTAGCGGCAGCAACTTCTAGCTGTTGCAATAAGTCATCAGTAAAATACTTTTCAGGATCTTCATTGATAGCTTTACCAAATACCTTTGAGCCATCTGGTAACTCGTAGCGAGTAGATACCTTTTTAATGATGTCATACTTTTCAGCAAGTTCAAGTAGACCATAGTATCGGTCTAACCCACTATCATAACTCAACTTGACTTCAACGTCTTTGTTCTCTTTTGTAAACCGAGACTTAATCAGTCGGCAACGAATGATATTACCTACAACATGCTTACCATCTTTATCTTTCTTTTTTGATAAGAAAACGATCTGAGATGCAGTATACTTGAGACCAGAACCACCACCCATCTCTTTTGTTGGAATATAAGCGCCGATAACGTCATAAACATGGTTCGTGATTAAAAGCGGTACGTTGACCTTAGCAAGTTTTAGATTGAGAACTCTGAATGTGGCTTTAATTAACTGAGCCTTTGTCATATCACGAGTCTCTTTACCTTCTGTGGTATCTTCAACTTCTTTTGTTGTTGATAACTGACCAAGAGAGTCGAGTACCATCATCATTGGAGGGCGACTATCTTCTGGAGTCTTTGCATAGTTATCCAGAATCTGAATAGATGTATGGCGAAACTTTTGAATTGTATCTGGTTCAGAGACGATCACTCGATTAGAGTCGATGCCTCGTTCCTCCATCATGGACTTTGTAACAGCTGCTTCAGTATCAAAATAGAAAACAGCACCATTGGGATTATCGTCAAGGAAACGCTTAACAATACCCAAAGCAAAGAACGTCTTTCCTGTAGCACTCTCACCAGCGAGAGCAAGTACTTTATTATTTGGGGCACCGCCATGAATAGACCCAGAAAGCAGGGCATTAAAAATGTAAGAACCGGTATCAATAGTACCGCTAAACTCACTTGAACCCAATCCATCAGCTGCGATATGTGTATTGTCGTCATTTAACTCTTTTACGATATTACGAAAAAAATCAGTCATCGCATTCCTCTATTGTTAAACCAAGTGTTAAAGCATTATATAATAAAATTATATAAAAGTAAATAGATATTATAATTTTGTTGGACCGTATGCACCACTTTGTTTAAACGCATCTTGATTTTGTTCTTCTCTTTTTTTGAAATCTCTATCATTGTAAAGTGGTTCTTTCCATTCGCTCATCAATGGATTTTGGTCTGTTCGAACAACCGGAGTTTCTAGGTCACCGTACATATAGTTTTCAGCAATCTCTACTGTATTTTCTGGAGATTGAACTATCTCATCTGGAATTTTAAAAGTAAACTCATCCTCCGTCTCGACATCTACTTCTTTCCAATCATCTGATACATTGACTGCTTTCTGTATAGGTTTTGGTTTATTCAAAGAAGAATTTGCGGCAATGAGTAATCCAATCGCTAATGGATCAAATACAAAGATAATCGTAATGATAACCCAACGAACAGCATCCTCTAAAATGTTCTTTGGATCTTTTACGAATAGAGCTGCAATGTATTTGATAGGACCTACTTCAGCTTCAACTTTTAACTGCTGTTTCGTTAGCTCTTTCTTTGAGTCTCTAATTGATTTAATTTTTTTGCTAGATTCAGAAATGATGTTATTGAGTGACTCTCTTTCCATAGTCTGTTTCTGGCGCACGGCGATTGCGCCGTTTGGTCCACTAATCCTACTGAACTTAGTGAGCGTCTCGACCGCTGAATCGAGTTGTGCAATAACTTTCTTCGTATCATCTATTACCCTCTGCTCTTGTTCGATCTGTTGATCAAGTGATTGAATTTCTAAAGTATTATCTCCCCCAACCAACGTCTGATCAATATGAGCTTTGGATAAGTAACCAAAAATTCCCATTGATGTAACAAACATTAACACTACCACTGCCGTAGTCAAATATGTTCTTAAAACTTTATTTGATGTTTTCCAGTTTCGATACAACCAAGAAGCTGTAACGAGTTTACCAACCTCAAGCACTCCACCCATGATAGCAATGGGAATGGCTGCGGCAGCGAAAATTGCCATCAGACCAACTATTGAGTACCATGCGGCAACGACTGATATGCCAATGGCTGTAATAAGAGTTAAAATTGCAAAAAACATTTTAGCCTCTGGTAATTGCTAGAACCTTATCGATTGTAGCTTGTACCTTTGATGCCCTGTCTGGCCAATAGATGTATTCTTTATCGGAAGTTTTAAGTAGGTTAACGAGCAGAGGCATTACTAATTTTTCAAGCTCTGTTACTTTACCTTTTATTTCTTCCTGTGCTTGTGCGATGGCAACTTGCACATCGTCAGACTCTTCGATATTTCTTCTTGTCAAAAGAACATCGAGCTTATCTTCGAGTGGTGCCAAAGCATTGAGTACAACTCTGGTTAAATCATTCTCATCAATAGATGGTGGGGTTGATTCAGCTGTATCTTGATTTGCTTGAAACGTAGCTTCATCAACTGCACTAAAACCAAAGTCTAAGTTTGCATATTCTGCAGGAATCTCTGTCATGAAAAGAAGTCCTCTAACGTATTTTGTTTTTCTACAGACCAGCCGATAGCATCAAGTATGTGTTTGATAGGTTCAACATAAGATTTATCAAACTGCATATTGTAGTCAATATATTTTTTCAAATCAAACTCAATTGGCAAAACATCAGGAAACGCAAACACATTTTCCATTACAGGGTTTGGTGTTTTCAAATATGAAAATTTAATCTTATCACCGTTTTGTATAGACCGATACTTTTTTTCTAGTTTATTATTTATTATTGCTTTGTTGTACAGAATCGCTGCGCGAACGTGAATCGGTGTTCCTTTTTTATATCCATCTAGGTTTTTTTTATCTATATATTTTTCAATATCAGAGACACCACGAGGAAAGGCAACGTCTTCAACTGCTAGTTTTTGAAACGCAACCCTGGCATCTTCAATAAATTTCTGAACTGATTCCTCATCATCATTGATAATGATGAACAATGTTTTTTCAATTAGTTTACGGCAAACTAGCGGAGTAGATGAACGAACGGATTCGATACCTGTAATCTTAATCTTAGGTTTCGCATACTGTACACCCTCGCTGTTCAGCACGTTAGCAATATATCTTTTCTTGCCAGTGATAATCATTTTACTGGCAATAATCTCGCGCTTCATAAACATACGCTGCTCAAACGCATGAGTATACTTACGAAGTTCTTCATATGATTTTTCAAGCAGTGGTTCAAATTTTTGTTCAGCAACCTTATCAATGAATTCAGATATTTTTTCGTTGTTATTAGATTCACCAATCGTTTTCTTTACGAAGTCTCCCATGTTTACATAAAGACTATCAGTGTCAATCGCAAGAACATAATCTTTCTTGGTGCCAAGAATTTTTCTCAGATATTCATTGACTGTTCTCTCAGCCCAACGAATAGAGAGCTGACCTGAGATGGTAATCGCTTCAGCCATACGAATATCATAGTAGCGAAAGTAAGTGTTGCTAAGTGCACCATAGAGTGAGTTCATAAGGATCTTAATCGCCATCTGCTCATTATCATATTGAGTGATGCGTTTTTCAAGTTCAAACTTCTTCAACTTATTGGATTTGTCTAGATTTTCGAGTTGTTGTTTTGCATCAAGAGCACGTTTCTTTATATCTGCTCGTTCAGCATACATTTCATCAACAATACGAGGAAAGATACCTTGTTTCTGATTTGAAAAGATTTGACCTGTAGCAGCAACACAAGCTCCATCCGGAATGTCCAATTTTTGCTGAGCAAGCATGGAGTCAACATTTGCGCCATGAACGACACCAGGCATAATTGTTTCAGGCGACATGTTATACTGCATGATTAAGTGAGGATACAGCGAATTCAAATCAAATGACACGACCCAATTATGCATCCCCTTCTTTGGTTCTTTTACAAACGCGCCTTCAATGCGACGATCATTGACGACTGGTTTTTGCGGGGAAAGAACGATATTCTGTTTGACAAGAATATTATAGATGAAGGTATCCCAAATCTTAGTTGAACCAAACGCAACCTCATAGTTGACGTTAGCTTTATGCGCCAGAGTCATACAAAGAGAAATCAACCCCATCTTATCATCAAGTCGCTCAACTAACTGAACGTCTTTGATATTATAGTCAATGAACTTTTGATAATCTTTTAAATATAATTCATTTAAAGTCGTAAACTCAGAGTAGTCGATTTTTTTCTCATCGAGGACTACGCTGGCAATATTGTTTAAAGAATATGACTCTTGCGTTCCATAGGTGTATCCAAACTTTTTAAACAGTCTGATATAATCAAGATGAGAAAGACCAGATACATCATAAAAGATTTCTTTAGTATACCTATCCTCTCTACTGGATGGAGCAATGCGATGAATAGAGAATTTGGTTGTCTCCTCTTCACCAAATAGCTTGGATACTCGATTAATAAGATATGGCAAATCAAAGAACTCTGAATTCCAACCACTGAGAATATCTGGACAATTGAGTTGCCAAAACTTTAGAAATTTTTGTAGAAGGTTATATTCATCCTTGCATTGAACATAATCTACTTTGACATCAACGATACATTTTGAAGTATCATATTCACCCACTCCCCATGTGTGATACACATGATCGACGTTGTTCTTCAGAGTGATTGCGGTAATTGGAAACGCTGCGTCTTTTGGGTGAGGGAATCCCTGATCAGACTCAACCTCGATGTCGATGAAAGTGACATTCAGTTCATTACGATCAAATTCACAACCATCCGGAAATTTCTTGTTGATGAATTGTGAAACATAATCTAGATTACCATAGATTTGAAAGTTGTCTGCGGAGTTTCGTTCAATGAAATCTTTACACTCTCGCATTGTACCAGGTTTGTATGGAGCAACAGAAACTCCATCCAGTGTACGATATTTGGTTTCGTTTCTAGTTGGTATGAAAAGAGTTGGGGTAAACTTTATTGCGTGTTTTACCCGATGACCATTTTCATAACCAACGTATAAGATTTGGTTACCATATCGTGTTACGTTTGTATAAAAGTCACTCATGCTCTATATATTACTATCAAATTCATCAAAAGTAAATAGAAAGGGGGACCGAAGTCCCCCTAAAATTATTCAACTAGGAGTTGTTTTTCACTCTTCCCTTCAAGTAACTTGCTTCCGCTCGTGATCGGAATTTGCTTAGGCTTCTTACTATCTGGGACGATGTTCTTGAGAGTGATCTTGAGCATTCCGTGTTGGAGATCTGCTCCCTCCACTTCGATAGTGTCGGCGAGTGTGAACTCTCGTTTGAATGCTCGGTTTGCGATACCTCTATGGAGAAGTCTTTCTCCTTCTTCTTCATTCTCGACCTTTCCTGTGACTGTGAGTTTACGATCTTCAAGTGTCACATCAATATCTTTCTCAGTAAAACCAGCGACTGCCATCTCGATTGAATAATCGTCGTCGCTTTCCTTACGGATATTGTATGGTGGAAAATTAGATACTGGTGTTGCTGCCATGCGATTCAAGTCGTCCATATGACGCCAGAGACGGTCAACACCCACAAAGAATGGATCAAATTTACGGATATCAGCGTTTGTGAAACTAACCATAGTAGTAACCTCCTATTAAAGCAAAGTTAAAATTTTGAGAACCCATTATGGCATTCTCAAAATTATTTATAATCGTTTATCTCCTTTTAAGAAAAATATTGGGGCGAGGGTAAGGAGATGTAAGGAGAATGATGAATCCCTCGCCCCAAATATTATTAAGCAGCCGCTAGGGCGCGATAGCCAGCAGCAACGACAGCCCGCGAAGGAGTGCCGAGGCGATAGAAGTTCCGGGTAGTACCCTTGCTGTCGACAGAGGGATTGCTGTAAATAGCAAAACCCTTCATACGAAGATCGCTAATAACAGCGCGGGCATTGCCCACACTAAAGCGAGCTTCAATCTGCTTTGCGGTAAGCTCTTCACCATTACGAAGAGCAGTTAGTACCTTTTCAGTCTTAGTCATAATAAGTCACTTCCTTTTCAGTTTTAAAATAATGTGGTTTATCCTTGGATGCCTACACGGACCGCCGCGGCGAGTTCCTATCGGATACATCTAACCTCAGAACCTTTACACTGCTAACACCTACACCACAAGGTCGGCTGCTGTCTGACCCCTTTCGGGGTTTCGTCCCTACGGACTCATCAGAGACAGATTGATTAATCATTATGTTTATATACTACTACATCCTACATTATTTGTAAATAGATTTTTCAAACTTTTTTAGTGGTGCCGGAGGAGAGATTCGAA